TACTGCACCTGAACCAAAACTAAATAGTTCAGTATATGGACTTACGCCCCAAAGAAACACCCCAACCCAAAATCCCATACATAAATGGCAATGAAACAAACGGCCGAAGCCGCCCCATGCCTTGCAAGGTGGTCGGATCTTATTGAAAATGTGGCCGTGGATTATAATGAATGTCATGCCATAAGCGGCAAGTATAAAATATATTAATTCCATTTAATATCGGTAGCGTAACGGATAGTAATAATACCCAGGACGCATAGATCCCTTCTCCGCATATTGCGGGACTTCCCCGTACTCCGTAGAATCGCGATCGTCCGGGTGAGTATACATATCTTCGAGTTCTTTCTCGTATTCGTCAGCTACGCGTTCGGCGGACGCCTCGTGCTTTATAAATTCGGCAATTACAAAAACGGCCGCCTGGAGAGAATTAATTTCTTTGCTGGGATAAACGGCGCCCTCCAGAGAGCGAAAAATATTGCCACCCTGGATGGTCGACCGGTCGATGACCCCTTTATCTGATAATAACTCCAACAGCCTATTTTGGTAGTCGTAGACATCTTCGGTGGCAGTCGTCTTAGGAAACGTAACAATTTTCATTTTGTCAGGGATCACGGCAATATCGATCTTTTTGTGATCCATAACCAACAAGGAGCCATCCAAAGCCTTGCGGGCATTTAACTCTACAGTGGCTTGGGGGCCCCCAATTTTTATTTTAAGCATGGTTTGACAGTTCCCGTACTAATTCTTGAGTCTTCAAAATTTTTGTCAGGTCTGCGCCATCAAACTCTCGCTTTCTAAAACCGTCCAGGTAATTAACCACCTCCTTCGACTTTTCACGAATAAGGGTATCAGCGCTGTCATTATCAACTGTGACACTAATTAAACTTTTAAGTCTTGTGATTTCTTCGTTGAGATAGACGCGCAATTCAAAACCCTCATCCGCAAAGGATGTAATATATTTATTAAGAAAGTCTTTTTGTTCCTGTAATAATTTATCATATTTTTGGTTAAACTTCTTAATAAAGGAATGATAAGTTAAATTGTCAACTGACTTCAGATTTTCAATGTCAGAGGGCGCTTGGCGACACATTCTGTCTACTAAGGCCTGCTCAAACAAAACCTTCTGCTTTACTGGGGACTTAGAGCCAAATACCGAATTAATAGATGCCAATGTTTTAAAATTGGGAACGAAGTTGGACCACACTTCTGGCCCGAGCTTCTTGTTAATGGATGCGATCACTCGCGACTGGGCATCAAAAAGCGATTTCTCGTTTAAAGCGTGGTGAGCAATCTTAGTTTCTTGGAGAAGGCGCTCCGCCAACGTGTCTTTAATATTCTGGGTTTCTAACAAAATATTATACAAACCCAGTTCTGCGGAGAGGAGCGACTCCTTCGCGAAGTGCTCTTTAAGAATGGTCAGGGTTCTCGCTTTTCTTCCATTATCTCTACTTAAAACAGCTTGAGTAAATTCCTTTACCAGAGCCTCGTAGATAAATGCTGTATTACGTTTCTTGTTGTGTTTCATCCTTTTGCGCCTCTTTGCTTTCTAATTGTTTAATAAGCTTGCGTATGTTGGTTGTACTTTCAAGCAATATCACCTCGTCTTTAGTATAAATAGATGCGTCGTTCTCTTCTAGACTAACTAACGCTCTAAGATCTGGCATTCCTACGCGCCCAACCGAATGACCCTGTCGCGATCGATTCTGGCTACTATAGGTAATATTCTCTGGCGCGACCATGCTTCTAAGGTTGCGGCGACGGGGACCGGGATTGTTGGACCGGCGACCATCAGCGCGAGAATCTTTCCTATGATATTTGCGCCCATTGGTATAATAACTAGTATGTTGCGAATCGTCTTCTCTGCGTGCGGGGGCGGTCAAAAGCGGTGATTCCTCACCTCCTTCTGCGCCTTCGCCGCCCATCTCTTCACCGCCCATATCGCCCATGTCACCCATGTCGCCACCCATATCGCCTAAGTCTCCACCCATACCTCCGCCCATTTCTTCGGCGGCTGCCTGTTCTTGAACGCCTTCAAGGGCCTGCTGGTATTTCTTGTCGTAGAACGACTCACGCTGGTTGCGGAGGAACTCTTCGTCAGACATCCCTAAGATATTTTGTGAAAGCCATCGCTTACTGTATACGCCTTCGGGGACTGCGTTTGCAATATCAAACTTGGTTCTCATGTATTCCAATTGCTGTAATTCTGCAAGTCTTGATGGATTATTAAGTTTCAGTTTGAAGCTCACCAAATCTTCCCCTCTAAACCCGAGGGTATAAAGATGAACCACTGCGATCTTTTCAAGCTCGGACAAGAGAGACCGCTGCAGCCTTTGAATGGTCCGCGCAAAGCGAATGTCTTTCTGAGCCAATGTGGTCTTGTCTTCTGTATCCCCCTCTAAATTAGTTAGGTATGACTGAGGAACCTTGAGCGCTGAGAAGAGTTTGTCCCGCAAATATTTAACATCCTCAATATCGTCCAAAGACTTGGCGCCAGGCAACGACGTAATGTCCGACCCGACTCCGCCACGCATTGGAATGAAATAATCTTCTTCTAACGAGAGGGGGTTGTATCGCAGATCTACGCGGCCCGTTGCGGAATTAACCATTTGGTTGCGCTTCATCTCGGTTTTAACTTTTTCCATATACTGAGGCACATCTTGAGGGGGGATATTTCCCACATCAATCTTAAAGACACGNCGCTCGGGAGCACGGACAACGCGATAGGCTATCATAGCATCCTCGATTAAAACAAGCTGCCTCCAGATACGTCGGGCCGGATCTAGGACCGACGTGCCATAGGGGGTATAACGATCGTTCCCCAGGATACGAAGATGGGCAACTTGCCAATCTTCGAACGTCATGCCTGCACCATTCCACTGGAACTGAACATAATTAGGGTTGGTGGGGTCTTGCCCTTCCAGGCGTTCGATCTCCTGGGCGGGCAAACCAATAACCGACTTGACGCCAATCTTCTCATCGATATCTAAATAAAGAAAAAAGTCTCCGAACTTGCACATAGAGCGCGCCCACCCAAAACAATTAAACTCAATATTGAGGGCATCAAAAAAGAGAGATTCTAGAATAGTTTTAATTTCTAAATTAAGACAATCTACGTTGAGAAGCTTATCAAACTCATTAGAAGTTGTCATCTCATCCGCATAGATATCAATAGCTGACGCAATCTCAGGCATGTACTCCATCTGATCAAAATCTTGATACCGTTCGCCACGGTTTTGACTTCGCATCGCATGCGATGAAAGAATGTTATAATTCTGAGAGAGGTTATCGGTGGCGCGCTTAAACTCTTGGCCGCTCATCGAGCGGAATCGATGTCGATATTTATCTAGATCGTTGCGTCTTTCCTGCCGCGCAATTTGAGCTCGGTAGTTTACAATGGGGCCCGAAAATAATCTTGTAAGTCTCTTAAATAAAGGAGAATCAGGATTTCTCGGGTTACTTCCTCTTTTTGGTGCCATGGGTTATCCTTTTATCAAAGCCATATATTGTTCATTATACTGTGCAGCAGCATGAGCTGATTGCGATTCTTTCGTCATCTTGTGTCCCCTCTGGCCAGGAATAGTGGTAGAGATTCCAGTGTGCGATGTAGAAATAGAAGACAGAAACTGCTTACTGTACTCGATGCCCTTCTGGCTTTCTACAATCACAGTATCTCGTACCCAGCATCCAATTGCAAACGATATAACCAAATCATCATTATAACTTCTCATTGCTTCTGGTCGCCCATTGTGCCAAATAAATGTTTTCATCTCGGATAGAAGGCGGTTTGAATTAATTTTAATTAGTTTGTTTCTCATAAACTCTTCCATCTTAGCCACGATAAGGGGACGTGTCTTAGAAGAGGTTGTGAAGCCTGGAATAGCATTCGTTTGCCATTGTGCCGTGAGGGGGTCCACATATTGATGATCGCCTTTAGTAGAATGATATATGTTAGGATACCCTTTATCTAACAGTTTTTTAAGTACTGCGTAGCCTATATTGTTGTTTTCTATCACCAACATAGGATTTCCATACTCGCGGGCGACATTATAGAGAATATCGGCGAACTCATCGGGGTTCGGTTTCCCTACGTATTCGGCAACAACCTCTAATGATTCTAGCTCAAATATATGAAATGCACTATTATCTTTGCCATCTCCTCTTGCAACATCTGCCACAATAAGATGAGGTTTCTCGGGATCGAAACGCTTCCAAATCCAGTAGTTTCGATCAAACCCTGTTCTATATTCAGGTGCTACCACTCTCTCCAGGTACCAATTCAAATCGTCAGGATGGACGACAGTTTCACCTGAAACATTGAAGTTGCACTCAAGCTCCTGTGCAATCTGTCGCTTAGACATGTTCATGGTTTCTTTTTCAAACCAAGCTTGGTCACGATCGGGGTGAGCATCCCACATTAAAGTGGTCATATAAAAGTCATTGGTGGAGTTCTCGGCCTCAACACACGTTTGATGAAACCAGTTGCCTACTCCATTGGGCGTTGAGAGTGCAATACAGCGGCCGCCCGTTGACAGAGTGGGATAAAGAGCTGTCCACAGGTATCCTAGTTTTTCGACGTGCGCGGCCTCGTCAATTACCAAAAGTGACAGTGCCTCTGAACGACCAACATCTCCGGAAGTTGAAGCGGCCTTAATCTGAGAGCCATTCGATAGCTCGAAGGATGTTCGATTATCAACAATGATTTGAGAAATCTGCATCCAATCTGGCAAATGTTTAATTATTGCTTTTACTTTTCTTACCAGGTTGGTGGCTGTTTGTAATTTGGTGGCAACAACAAGAATATTTTTATCACGATGGAACATCATTAGCCACCCAATATAAGCAGCTGTAATAGTAGAAATTCCCAGCTGGCGAGCTTTTAAAATAACATTAAAACGATAGTCGTTATAATCTTTTAATAACTGCTGCTGGTAATCGTATGCCCTGAACGGAATTAGCCCTCGTTGCGGATGAGAGATGCGGCAATAGTTGGTCGTAAAATGAACCGGGTTTTTCCCTGCTTTAACGACTTCCTTTAGTATCTCCTCTTTTGTAAGGGCATTTGCCATGTCACCCCTTAACTGCCCTTTCGCGTATCATTAGAGGGACGCTTCTTTCCGGGACCCAGTTCAAGCCAGCTCTTGATGGCCTTGTCTAGGCGGTCCTTGTCAGAGCCCTTCTTTACTTCGTCCACATCTTTGAGGCCGCCAATCTTATAATCACACTGTGCCTGAACATCGGTGCGATAGTTGGATATACGTTGAACCAGAATATTATGATCCCCCACTAGCGTAAGGGTTACCGTGTCGCCAGTGATGGCCTTATATTCCTTCTTAAGAAACTTTACGATATCTTTGAGCTTGGAAATAATAGAATCCTCGAAGCCTTTATCCTTTACATCTTGTAGGCGAATCTCAGCCTGATAAGAGACTCGAAGTATGGGTCCGATAAACCTTACCTTAAAGCCGTCCATCACTCGGCGATCAAGAATGGGGTCACCATCTTCACGAGTAAGTCCGACGTCAGCTTCAGAACCATCGTATGCATTTGCTGCTGCTTGATTGATTCCTTGAATAATTTCGTATACTGTTGCCATTTTTTTATTCCTCTGCTGCGCCGCCGCTGGCGCCGCCCATCATGCCCATTATCAGTGGAGCAAGGGTGGTGGCCAACGTTTTCAACAACTCGGGGTTTTTGGCTACAAACCCAATAATTGCGGGAGCCAGCTGAGCTAGCATCGCAACGTTTTCATGTAGGGGTTGAC